AGATGTGGTGAGATAGATGTTTCTGTAGAACAAAGGGACTCAGAGTATAGACCTTATGATAATTCCTGGAGTAATAGAGACGACAATAGTATAAGACTCACATATAGAAAATACCTTGGCACAGATTGCAAAACTTCAAAAGAAAACATGCAGTTAAAACAACAACTTGAGTTGATGAAGATGTGCAGCAAAGTAAACAGAAATCCAAGCCTTGCACAAAATAAAAACTTTGCATTACTAGTATCAAAATGTAGAGGTGTGGTGCCACAAGTGGATGAAACAGAGGACATGCCTACAGGCAGCTTATGGGATGAACTAAAAGAGGATTATATCAAAGAAAACCCAGAATCTAAGACTTTAGACAACAATAACAGTACGTTGAAAATACCTCCAGAAGGTTATATACTGCCTAAACCAAAACCAAATGAATAAGAAACCATTAAATATATCTGAAGAGGCCGCCGTGCAGATGCCTATGAAGACGGTTGCTAGTCTGATAATTATCGTAGCTCTAGGCACGATGGGTTACTTTCAAATAATAGAACGTCTCAATGTTGCAGACACTCGTATACAGATAATGGAGAAAGATCTTGAAGAAAATACAGAGTTTAGAATAAAATGGCCACGGGGCCAACTTGGGTCGCTTCCCGCAGATAGCGAACAATTTATGATGATCGAAGATCTTTATAAGACCACGGACAAGTTAAACAAACATATAGAGTCTATGGCATTAAATAAAGTTAATATAGAATTTTTAAGAAAACAAATGGACAAAGTCTTGATTGATATCGAAAAATTAAAAGATGCCAACAGAGAGATGAAGTACACAAACGGTAACGGACAATGATAGAGCATGTGGTAGCCCTAATTATGTTTGTAGGGGCAGAGATCAAGGAACACCGTATTCAGGATAACATGGCTACGTGCCTTCGAGGCAAGCGTCATGCTGAAAGACAATACACACCCAACGTCACATACAAATGCATAAAGAGCAAAGCAGAAACTGAAATTTATATGGGTGAAAAAAGTATAAAAAAGCTTATACTAAACTAATGTTTGGAGAATACGTAAAATTGCAGGCAGAAATTGTAAATGGTAAGTGTCCTACTTGTCATGAGATGACAATACTTGTTGGACTATCAAGAGAATATTTTAGATGTATTAGTTGTGGTGCAGACCTGCAACAACACGTAAATGGACATATAACTTATCTACCTGCAATGACACATAAAACACCTTTGTCAGCTGTGAGACATTTTTTTGGCGATGGCGAGAGTTAAATTTACACATTTTGTACCTAGACCAAAGCCACGTAAACGTCCTCGACGTCATTCAAAATCATTAAACAAACATAAAAAAAGATCGTATAAACCTTACAACCGACAAGGGCGCACACAATAGACTTGACATTATCCTAAAAAATCCTACACTCTAGGTATGAAAGATAAAATAATAACAATAAAACCAAAAAACATTTCACAAAAACAATGGTCTAGTTTTTTATTAGAGTTAAATTTAATGAAAAGAGAATGGAAACCATATGGTGTTGACGTAGAGATAAAAGCACCAGGTTTTAAAAATGTAATTAAATGGGGTACATCAATAAATAATGAGTCAAAAAGAACTAGACGAGCTGGCAAGTCAGTGGAACAATACTAAAGATCCAAAGTACAAAAAACTTTGGTACAAAAAAGTAAAAGAGGCAGCAAATGGAATTGATCGTACTCAACGATGGCGTTTATCAGTTAGTTCCTGTAACAAAGCAAATGATGGAACATATGTCCTTATTGGTAAACGAATTAGATCTGTTTGAGTTGTGTGATATACTAAGATTAAAACTCACAACTTATCACGATTACCCTATCAACTCTCATGTCATGAACGATGGTAGTGGTCACTTATATGGTTGTATAATGAGATAACACCTACCCTGTGTAGAGAGGGAATAAAATAGGGTAGGTAATGGTGAGAAGATAATCCTCACTACTACAATCAAGCCACTTTGTCAAATGAAGTTGGTGTTTTTTCTATTTCTTCAAAAGCATCACACCCAAATTTTATGTATATATTATATTTATTAACCTCTTCTGGTCCTATCTCTATTGTTTTGTCTTTTGATAATTCATAACCTTTTATCATACAATCATAGGCATTATTAAATAATTCATGATATTGATGGGGAGGTATACAAGTATTTGCTACTTGTGAACAAATTACCATGGTTAAAATAAATTTCATTGACAATCCTATATTATATATTATATATCAAACTTATTATGAAAGGAAACAAAAATGACAGACATGAGTAAGTATAAAAATGTTTCTCTATCAAAAGAAACATACGCTATTTTAGAGAAGTTGTCGAAGGTATTATTGCCCGATGCAAAATTATCTGTAGCGAAGACGATAGAAGTTTTATCAAATGAAAAAGTGAGAAAGATGAATGGCAAAATTAAAAACAAAGCAGGTTAGAAAACTTATTTGTGAAACTTGCCATGGCAATGGTTACATTAGAGTTGCAACTGGTGACACCTCAATAGACTTTAGAGATAATAGTCAGGTGCATCAATGTTGGGACTGTGATTCAGAGGGAGAGTATTATGAAACGATTGATATACCTATGGTTCCTAATGATTCTGACGATAGTGGTAGTGTGCACTAATGGTATCGGAATCTGATATTGCATACATAGCTGGTTTGTTTGATGGTGAAGGCAGTATCTCATACAAACAATACATGCGAAAGCGTAAGCATCAAAAGAAAGCATATCCGACATGGTCCATACGCATGGAGATGGCTATGACTGATCAATCTGTATTGCGTTGGGTACACGAAGTATTAGGTGTAGGCACTGTAAATCCAAAAAGATATAAAACAAAATATGCCGTTGGTTGGAAAAAACAATGGCGATGGCGTTGTCAGTTTAGAGATGCATACTACGTTGCAAGACTCTTATGGCCATACGTACATGTAAAGATGAGTGGCATACAAAAAATTATAGATCACTACGGAGATCACAAAGTTATGAATGGTAATGTAGTAGACTTAGAAAAATATAAGGAGGCAATGAGCTTAGAATGACAGATACAATAGATGTAAGAACTTTTAACTGGGGACCATGTGTAATACATTTACAGATAAAAGATGATTTAAAAAATATATTATTAGAAGAAGCTAAAAAAAATCAAACAGATTTTAGAGCTAAACTAGCAGGACAGATAGATCATGAGACTGGGTATAGTGAAGAGTCTAGAAATAAAATAGCACCATACGTTGCACCATATCTCGGTGTGTATGATCAAATGTTTCAAAAGTTTCAGGCAAAGAAATACGATAAAAAACCAAATTATGTAATGCCGGCGTTATGGATTAACTATCAAAAAGCAAATGAATTTAATCCACCACACGATCATGACGGTAAATTATCGTTTGTGATATATTTAAAAATACCGGAAGAGCTTAAAAAAGAAAACGAACAATACAAGGGTAGGAGCTGTGGACCAGGAGGTATACAGTTTATGTATGGAGAGGGGCCTAGAGATGCTATCACTTACATGTCTTATTTTCCAAAAGAAAACGATATGTTTATCTTTCCTGCATGGCTAAAACACTGGGTAAGCCCTTTTAAATCAGATTGTGAAAGGGTGTCTGTATCAGGCAATATACATGATTCTACACCTTTAAACATGATTAAAAATGGCTAAAATGCAGGGTCTGCATGTGCAGGGCCTGCACTTGACATTGTTATTAAAAAAGGTAAAAAGGTAACATGAAAGCTATAATGAAGAACATACTGTTTTACTTAGGTTTGGTGTATGGATTCTATAAAGGCTATTACATAGCTAAACCAGGAGAAAGGAAAAAGAAATGAGTAGAAAGACAAATGGCAATATGGCTACTATCCTTGGACGAAGAGTTGATTTTTCGGATCAAGCAGGAAGTAGACATGTAGTTAAAGTACACTTTGAAAAAAATCTTTCAAAGTTTTCTTTCTTAGATGATAACAGAAATATAGATAAGAGACATGTAGCTATGTTGGTTATATCTATTCAAAGATATGGTCAGCTTATGCCTATTGTTGTTAACGAGAGTTTAGAAGTAATCGAAGGACAACATAGGCTTGAAGCATGTAGGGAATTAGGAATTCCTGTTGCCTATATTATCAGTGTTAAGTCATCTAGTAAAGATGTTGCTGTAATGAATAACTCTCAAAAAGCTTGGAAAAATAAAGATTTTTTGAAGCACTTTAGCCATAAGAACCATGGCAACTGTGCTACGTACAAAAGAATCAGCAAGTTTTTTAAAGATTATCCATTACCGTTCGCTATTGGTATACTTTTGTTAGCTGGTAAAAACCCAGATCCTAACATTGGTAACAGTAGAGGACCTATGCCGTCTTTTAGAGATGGAACTTTCAGGATACTTGACTATGAGACTGCAGAGATTAAGGCTGCACAATTAGTTAAGATGAAATCTTTTATACCACAGCTTATAAGAATTAGTAAATTCTGTGCTGCGTTTTTAAAAGTATCGACTCTTGAAAAATTTTCTATCACTACCTGCTACGTCCAAATGAAAAAATATAATATTCGTTTTGGTCATCCAGGTAATCTAGAAGAATGGATTGAGCAATTTGTAGATGTATATAACTACAGGATCGCCAAATCAAAAAAGCTATCTCTTAGAGTAGAGGGCTTTTAAAGTGATGGGCCTTCGGGCCCACACTATAATGTAAAAGGAGAAAATTATAATATGAGTTTTTATCATGGATTGGGTATGTTTATCTTAGGTATGAGTGCCTTGATTGTTGGTGCGATAATAGCTTATTTTATAATTAATAAAGTGATGAAAGAAGATGAAAAGAATAGTAATAATTAGTTTTATACTATTGACGGGATGTAGCGCGAAGTTTGATAGTTTTGACCCTAGCACTACAGCTTTACGATGGATACTGACACATGAAAAGAAATAAAAAATATAACTATACTGATGGTAAACAGATCGAGGAGCATGGATCACGGATCTATGATGTAGCAGGATATCGTTTACCAAGTGTGACTACAATATTAGGTAAAACAAAAGATCAAACATTTTTAAAAGATTGGAAAGCCAAAATAGGAGAGCAGGAGGCTGAACGTATAAAGAATTTATCGAGTGTGCGAGGGACTGCTATGCATAAACATCTGGAATCTTATATACAAGAAATAGGATACGAAGATCTCACAGATACAGGTAAGCAGGCAAAGTCCATGTCAGATAAAATTATTGAGATAGGACTTGCGCCGGTCGATGAATACTATGGATCGGAGGTCACCATGTATTACCCTGGACTGTATGCAGGCCAGACTGATCTGGTGTGCATGCACAACGGGGAAGACGCTATCGTGGACTTCAAACAAGCTAATAAACCAAAGAAGAAGGAGTGGATAGAGGACTACTACCTGCAAATTGCAGCCTATGCTATGGCGCATGATTATGTTCACAATTCTGCCATAAAAAAAGGTGTAATTATGGTATGCACTCCTGACCTATATTACCAAGAATTTGTCATAGAAGGGGCAGAATTAAGGCAATATAAACACAAATTTTTGAAGAGATTGGACATGTATCATGACCTAAAGTTTGATGAAAAAGAGCGGTACAACTCTGAAAAAGAAAACGAAGAATACTTAAAAGAACTACAGGAGAAACTATGAATGATAGACTACGTAAAGTAATGGAGGCTAGGTATAAGGCAGTTATAGAGGATTGCAAGTACAAGATTAAATGCTACAGCGATCAGGAGATTATCATACCAGAGCACCCAGATATTACTGCAGAGGTAGACAAGCTTCTTACCGAGATGTCAAACGCAGAAGAAAAGTTGGCAGTAATGGAGCTACATTATGACCAAAATAAGACAAAGCAGGTTCTATAAGGGATCTAGAAAGTTTTAAAAAATTTTTTAAAAAAAGTAGCAAAAAAAAGTGTACTTTTGTACTTTTGGTCTAGAAGTGTTGATTTATATGACTTTAGGGTGGACATATTATGGTACAAATTAGGTTTTATGGTACAGATTATTTTGTCCCTACCCCGAAAGGTTTTAAAAATATTTGGTGTGTCCAAAACTTTCTAGATCCCTATAGTAAATATGTTAAAAAGAAATATGCCTAGGAAAAGAAGAAAAGCAACTGCCTCAACTGTAACTCCCGAGATACCTTATCCGAAAGTCCGAGTGGAGTGGATTGACTGTGTGAGTGATTCGGGCTGGGCAACAGATAAAGAATTCGATAGAATGAAGTTAGCTAAACCTGTTAATGAGGGTTGGTTGTATTCTAAAGACAAAGAGTCTGTAAAATTATTTGCTTCATATGATAAAGATGAAGATGGTTACCAGTTTGGTGATCGTACTATGATTCCTCGGGCTTGGGTAAAGAAGATTCAGAAGTTGGGGTGACATCTATTATTTGTGAGTAGTCGTCTAAAATTTGTTTCATCTTTGCTTCTAACTCTTGTTCTGACATATCTTCTAGTTTACCAGTTTTTATTATTTTTCTGTCTATGTATAGTCCTGCTGCCTTTCCTCGATTTGTTTCAGCATTTACAGCAGAAGAGAAAGATCCCTTACGAAGAGCCGCCTCTCTGAGTCTGCCAAGCTCAGCCACGTGATTTTCATAAGTCACTTCATGTTTTCTAATTCTTTCTTCTCTTAACTCACCTATATATTTTACAACAAGAGGTGATAGTTTAGGATTTGTAAGCTCCGATCCTTCTTGTCTTGCACGTTTAGGTGAATATCCTGCCTTAACTGCAGCCTCTGTCTGTGTTAGTGGTCCGGTTTCATCACCAAACACAAGCAGCTCAGCGAATCTTTTTTGCATCTCTGTTAATCTCTTTGGAAGTCCCATATTGACAATTTAGGGTAACTGTCCTATATTGTCAATCATGAAAGTATATGGACGTGGAGACGCTGATTTAGAAAGAAGAATAGAAGTCCTAAAAGAAAGAGTGAAAGATCTAGAGGAAATAAATGCAAAGCATAAAAAACTAAACGGCGAGTTAAGGAAGGAATTAGAAGATGTTCGTAAAGCATCTGCAGGAATACCTAGACCAATTCACAGACGGCAAGAAGGGTAACGCAGTATCCAACGCCACGATCTACATGGAGGTCAATGGCCACCTAGAAGAAGTCAAACGAATTGAAGTGCAGGAGTCCAATATAATTGGACAAAGTGCTATTCGTGTTGTATTGAAACCTACAAAACAAAAATTAATTATCGCCCCTAATACACCTGATTAGACGGCGGTGGTTACCTTGAAACCCGAGCAAAAATTTTATGAAAAAATTCGTAAATCTATTCCACAAATTTCGTGGATTAGACTGGAAAATAATAGCCTACTTGGCACTCCTGATCTATTGGCCTGTAATACTTCTGGCCACTTTTTCACAGTAGAACTCAAAGTCACAAAGGGTAACAAGGTTCGCTTTTCACCTCATCAAATTAGCTTCCATGTCAAGCATCCGAAGAACACTTTCATCATGGTCCAGCACCTCGGTTCGGGAGCCGTGAAACTTTACCGTGGTTCTAGGATCTTGGAGCTTGAGGCTTGTGGCTTGTCGCTTGAAGCTTGCTGCTTGTCGCTTGAAGCTTGTGGCTTGCTGTTTGAATCGCTTGGTGCTTGAGGCTTGGTGCTTGAAGCTTGATGCTTCTCGAACTCTTTTCTGATCTTCGCCATCTCTTTCCAGTACAAAGGTGATTTATACATATTTAATGTTTACCGTATTTAATAACTTTTACAGCAGGATCCCAGCATTGTCTACAATCTCCACACTCTCCACCCTGAGAAGGCGCCGGACATGTGGCGCCTTCTGTTACGACCATTGAAGAGTTGGGCCAGGTGTCAACCTGCTGACCTATCATCGGCGGGCTAAACCTAATTACTAAATTTTCCGGTTTGCTGTCTAGGTGGTTTTTGATCCACGCTTCACGGGTCGGGAGCCAGTGTTTTGTATCCGGTGTTGCCCTGCAGATTTCAAAAATTTTGTTTAAGTGCTCCAGGTCCTGAACGTCTCCGGCGTCGTGCCATCTAAACCACTTTTGACGCTTAATAACGGTGATCATTGCTTCAACCCATAACGGTGAGCGCATAGCCTTCAGTCTTCTATACTGTGCTTTTTTAATTTCTGGATATCTTGTATAGTTACCCTTCAGAGCGTAACAGCTGGCGCAAACGCTGCCAGGAATTTTCCGCAGCTTCGAACCTGTTTTGCATTCCCATGCTGGCAGGCTGTAGCTCAGGCCCGGCATTTTAGTTGTTCGAGTAAAACTATCAGTTATTTTTTTTGCTTCTTTTACTTTCATAATATCCTATATAATCCTTTATTCTTTCTTTGTCAAGCTTGCAGCTTGTTGCTTGCTGCTTGAGATCAGCACCAGGAAGCGTGCGGCCGCGTGCTGTTATGGTAATACTTACCGTCCCAGTTCTGATCCCAGGACACTCAAGCAATATTTGGTTTAATGCCTGCAGGGCTCCCAGAGTGTCCAGGGATCAGCTGTCATTAGATAAACTGTCTTGCTATATCTAACGCTAATATTAAAAAACAACCCAGCGCAACTATTGTACCTGTTGCAGGGTATATTGGTATCAATACCATGCCTAGGGCAGAGCACAAACCTAATAAAACCCAGAATATAATTTGTATCATTTTTCTAACACTCCAATACATTTGTCTTCACCGTTTGGAAAACCTGTTAGTTCATCAAGCATCTTATGATTATCATACCCCAGCTTAATGCAGGCGTCTTGAATAGCATCAAATGTAAACAACATATTTTTTGTTATTTGCAACATTCCTGGTCTTGTTTCTTTTGGTACTATTTTCATTAGTTCCTCGCTTTCTTATAAGTTATCATTGGATTAATTGCTGTTGTATATCTATTAATTACAACATCCCAAAAACAAATTAATTTATTGCCTTTAGCGTCTTCCCAAACCCTGCAACCATCTTTGTCCATTGATCCAATTCTAAAGATAGTCTTATTATATTTTTTAGCAAACCATGAAATAATAAAATCTGATTTTGCTTCTACATCTTTTGCTATTTTGTAAAACTCTTCATTAGTCATAATATATCCTTTCTACCTGGGATAATGCCAGATTATCCCAGGTGTGTCAATCATTAAATTAATTAATAGTTTCACCTGTAGGTGGTAAAGCTTTTTGATCTTTAACCCAGGTCAAGCCATCCTTTTTAAGATTGTTTTGTAGTTTAGCTCTTAAACTATCCGGGCTTCCTGCTTCCATGATATCTTTTAAAGACACTCTTTTATTATCTTCTAGTATCTTTAATGCTTTACCTTCCGGAGTTTTTTCAATTTGCTTCCGTGCAAGATCCCCGGCCCAGTCTCTTATTTGTTCCCAGCAATCCTCCGGTGTTATTCTATTTGCACCATAACCAGATATATCAAAGTCTTTTTCTTTAAACTTATAATTAACATCTTTTTTCTTGGCTACCTTGGAGGTCTTAAAGAACCTGGCCGCTTTACTCATTTTACTTTTTACATTTTCAATCGCTTCCTGCAGCTCTTCAATAATTGGTGTTGCGCCTATTTCATCTGCTAGGTTTTTTTCTGCAACCTCAACTGCTTCTGCTTCAAGTGATCTTATCTTTAATTGAGCAGCTTGAATTAAAGGATCATAATCCCGGTCCAGTTCTTTTGTGAACCAATCACGCTGCCACTTTTGCATCATTGCTTTAGTCATATTTATTTTTCCTTTCTAATTTATTTTTAACACTTGACAAATAACCTGTCAAGGATTATATAGGATACAGGGTGTACAGACAATTCCGGACATCTTTAAGGCACCCTGCACACCGACTGCACGTCACACCGCTCTTCGGGGCCGTCTTCGTGCAGCGCAGGTGTTGTACCCCGGACCAGGGGTCCCAAACCAAATCCAAAAATCAAAATAAACTTTGACCCTATCCCCCCTTTTTGTAAAAAGGGGTCCCACTACTCTAGGTTGTATTGCTTAATTTACACATTTGTGTATACTGAAAACATATTGGTACCATGGACTTGAATAAGGTAAATATAGATA